CAAACCTGGACTAGAGCGGAAGCCGCTGAAAATGATTTTTTACCTATAAAATTACCTTGGTATGTACACCCTGAAAGAGATGAAGCTTGGAGAAAAAGACAAGATGAATTACTAGGTGATCCTAGAATGGCAGCTCAGGAATGTGATTGTGATTTTAGTACCTCGGGTGATATTGTATTTTATCCTGAGTATATTGAATTTTTTGAAAAAACTTACATTAAAGATCCTTTAGAAAAAAGAGGTGTAGATCAAAATTTATGGGTTTGGGAAACACCTGACTATACTAGAGATTATATTGTAGTAGCTGATGTATCAAGAGGTGATGGTAAAGATTATTCTGCTTTTCATGTTATTGATGTTGAAAATAATGTTCAAGTAGCTGAATATAAAGGTCAAATTAATACAAAAGATTATGGTCACTTATTAGTTGGTATTGCTACTGAATATAATGAAGCAATGTTAATAATAGAAAATGCTAATATAGGTTGGGCGACTATTCAAGTTGCCTTAGATAGAAATTATCAAAATTTATATTATTCTCCTAAATCAGATCAACCTAATGTTAATTCCTATTTTGACAAATATCAGGATCATTCAAGAATGGTACCTGGCTTTACTATGTCTTCTAGAACTAGACCTATGGTAATTGGAAAATTTCAAGAATATTTAAGTGATAAAGGAGTAACTTTACAATCAAAAAGATTAATAGAAGAAATGAAAACCTTCATTTGGAGAAATGGAAGACCAGAAGCTCAATCAGGTTATAATGATGACTTAGTTATGGCTTTTGGTATTGCTATGTATATTAGAGATACAGCATTAAAATTTAGACAAAGAGGGATAGACATAACAAAACAAGCGTTAAATAATATGGGCGTTAATAGAACTCAATACCAAGGTGGTTATGGGTTTGCAAAAGGACCTGATAATCCTTATCAAATTAAAACAGATAAAGGTGGAGAAGACATTAGTTGGTTATTAGGTTAATATTTATAACAATAATTATATATTAAATGGCAGATACAAGTGTATTTTCAAGATTAAGAAGATTATTTTCAACTGATGTAGTAATCAGAAATGTAGGAGGTAATCAAATAAAAACTATTGATACTGATCATATTCAAAGCAGTGGTCAATATGAAACAAACGCATTAGTAGATAGATTTAATAGAATTTATACTACACAACCTTCATCATTATATGGAGCTCAATTTAATCTTAACTATCAATGGTTAAGAACTCAATTATATTCTGAGTATGACGTAATGGATCAGGATGCAATTATAGCTTCAGCATTAGATATTTTATCTGATGAATCAACCCTTAAAAATGATATGGGTGAAATACTTCAAATTAGAAGTTCTAATGAAGATATTCAAAAGATATTATACAATTTATTTTATGATGTTTTAAACATTGAATTTAATCTTTGGATGTGGATTAGACAAATGTGTAAATATGGTGATTTCTTCCTAAAATTAGAAATTGCTGAAAAATTTGGTGTTTATAATGTAATTCCTTATACTGCATATCATATTGAAAGAATAGAAGGACAAAATCCTGATAACCCTGCTGAGATAAAATATAGATGGAATCCTGAAGGTTTTGCTGGTAGTTCTTATGGTTACTATAGTTTACCAAATCAAGTAGAAGGTGATAATGCAGGTATTACATATGAAAACTATGAAATGGCTCACTTTAGAATGGTTTCTGATGTTAACTATCTTCCATATGGTAGAGCTTATATAGAACCAGCTAGAAAATTATTTAAACAATACACATTAATGGAGGATGCAATGTTAATTCATAGAATTGCTCGTGCTCCAGAAAAAAGAATATTTTATGTTAACGTAGGTGCTATACCACCTAATGAAGTAGAGGCATTTATGCAAAAAACTATTTCAAATATGAAACGTACTCCATATATGGATGAAAAAACGGGTGAATATAACTTGAAATATAATATGCAAAATATGCTTGAAGATTTCTATATACCAGTTAGAGGTAATGATAGCGCAACTAAAATAGATACTACACCAGGTTTATCATATGATGGTATTCAAGATGTAGAATATTTAAGAGATAAGTTATTTGCTGCACTTAAAATTCCTAAAGCATTTTTAGGTTACGATGAAAATGTAGAAGGTAAAGCTACACTAGCAGCTGAAGATATAAGATTTGCTCGTACAATTGATAGAATTCAAAGAATTGTACTATCAGAATTAAATAAAATTGCATTAGTACATTTATATACTCAAGGTTATACAGCTGAAAATATGACTAATTTTGAGTTGTCAATGACTACTCCTTCAATTATATATGATCAAGAAAGAATTGAATTACTTAAATCAAAAGCTGAATTAGCTGGTACTTTATTAGAACAAGGTTTAGTACCATCAGATTGGATTTACCATAACATTTACCACTTTAGTGAAGATCAATATGATGAGTATAGAGATTTAGCTAGAGAGGATGCTAAACGTAAATTTAGATTAGCACAAATTGAGGCAGAAGGTAATGATCCTGTACAATCTGGTAAATCATATGGTACACCTCATGATTTAGCTTCATTATATGGTAAAGGTAGAATGTATTCTGAACCAGGTAATGTACCTGAACCTGAAAAATATAATAAGGATAATTTAGGTAGACCTGTAGATGGTATTACTAATAGAGGTAAACAAGAAAACAATTTTGGTAAAGATCCACTAGGGGTTAAAAGAATGAAAGACACTGATAAAAATGAGGGTAGTAAACCTTTATCAGAATTTGAGAGTGCTAAAGTTACATATTTAAAAAATAAGGACATTTTTAAATCTTTAAATAAAAAGAAATTAATATTTGAGGAAGATAAAGATGATTCTACACTATTAGATGACTCTCAGTTGAAGAGTAAATAATTTGTACATATTTATAAATAAATATATTTTTAATGAAAATAAAACATTCCAAGTATAAGAACACTGGTATTTTATTTGAATTACTAGTTAGGCAAATAACTGCTGATACTTTAAAAGGTGGCGATTCACCCGCAATTGATATACTTAAATCTTACTTTGTAAACACAGAGTTAGGGCGTGAATATAAGTTATATGAATCTATAATGAAATCAAAAGTTATAACTGAAAGTAGAGCAAATGCTTTAGTTTCAACGGTTCTTGATAGTTCTAAAAAATTCAATAGAACAGTGCTAAAAAAGCAAAAGTATAATTTAATTAATGAAATAAAAAAACATTATAATTTAGAATCCTTTTTTGGTTCTAAAATAAAAAATTATAAAGAAATTGCTTCTGTTTATACTTTAATAGAAAGCTATAATAATAAAAAAGTAACTAATTTAGAACAAATTACTAATAATAAAGTTACTTTACTTGAATTTTTAACTAAACAACCAGTTCAAAAACCTGTTGACCCTATAATGGAGGAATTTTCAGGTTATGATAAGGACTTAAGACAATTAACTTACAGAGTACTATTAGAAAAATTTAATGATAAGTATGATAGTTTAAGTATTGAACAAAAAGAAATACTTAAAGAATTTATATATTCAGTAGATTCTACACCATCATTAAGAGATTTTTATAATGATAAAGTATCTATACTTCAAGAAATACTTGATTCGGAATCTAATAACATTAAAGATACAGCTACTAAAATTAAAATAACAGAAGTAGCAAAATTGCTAACTAAATTAGGTAAAAATGATAAAGTAGATAGTGATAATTTAGTTGATTTGTTGCAGTATTATGAACTAGTTAAAGAAATTCAAGTAGCAAATGGCAAAGTACAAGTTTAAACTTTCTGAAATGTCAAAAAAAGGCTCGCCTAAGCAAGCCGAAGAAGAATTTGACTCTCCCTATGAAACATTAAAGGTTGGTAAAGTATCATTTAGTGATGATGGTACATCTAAATCTACTATAACTAATATTGATCCTGAAACTGGTGCTGTTTCTTGGAGAATTGATCAATTACCTGGTTTTGATAAATTATATGATGAAATTGATAATTTAGTTGATGTAGCTAAAAGAGTTTATGTTAAAACTAAAGATGATAAGAAATTTAGAGAATTTTATGATGAAATTAGAGTTATAAGAAATAAAATAAGAACCCACCTTAGAAACGAATACCCGGATCAATATAAAA